CTATACAACCTATCTTGGGCGACTGCGAATTTCTCGCCTGTCTCTACTGTGCCATCACCGTCTAAATCATATTCTACGCCTGAACTAATTTGTAAACTCATTTCTTCTTCAAAGCGACTTTGAAAGAAAGCAAGTTGTTCACGGAATGAGTCACCCTCTGGCCTAAAGGTAGAGAGTTTGCTTAAAATATAAACGGCCAATGCGCGATAGCAGGTAGCACGAGTCCATTGTGAACTTGTTAGTTTTGTTGCGTCAAAAATTGGATAACCAACTAAGTTTGAACGCGAACGAACTGTACCAAATTCTTTATTGAACCAGCGAGTCTTGACAATAGTCTCAACATCGCCTTGTGCCATTGCTAGTTCAGCAGTCCAATCACCTACACCATGATCCATGGCAGTGGGAAAGTACTTTACTAAATCATCATTTGTTGCAAAAGGCATATTATTATTTCCTTGTGACAGGGCTAGTCATCTAGCCCTTGTCTAATTCACTATTAGATTAAGCTAGAATCTGCAGTTACTTTAACACCGTAACCGTCATACAATTCGCCTACACCATAGTGCATGGAAGCAACAATGTCTGTACCTAGGTAAGAAGCACGGCGTTGTGTTTCAATGTTGATATCACCAACCATTGCCAAGCCTAATGCTTCGCGGTGGAATACACCACCAACATAGTCACCAGCTGTACCGTTGTTAGCAATCAAGCTTGACTCGTATACTGGGATTCCAAAAAGCGTTCCCACATAGCCAGTTGACATGGCTTCGTTCTGGATTAAACCAGCGTTAGGGTTAGCAAATGTGTTTGTCAAGTTTGCTTTCAAGTCATAAGCAACATATGGGTTAACCACACATGCTAAGTCTTGAGTTGGAACACCGTTAGCACGCAATGTAGCGGCTGCTTTGGCGATAGTTGCGGCGCTTAATGCGGCATCAGCGGCACCAACGCCACCTGAGAAGCCTGAGAACAATGCTAACAAGTCTGTGTCAACTTTACGAGCGATTGCTTCACCAAACAAACGACCTAAGTCAGCAACAACATTGCTGGCAGATTGGCTAACTGCCAAGTCTGTTACCAATGTACGAATAGCCGCTGTGCTGATTGTTAGCGTAGCACCACTTGTTGAAACATCAGTTGTACCAACTTCGTCACCTTCTGTAACTGCGGCAGCAGTTTGTAGAGGATAGATTGGAACTGTAACTGTCTTGCCTTGACCTGGAGCCAAGTTATAATTTTTTACTAGGCCGCGCATGATTGACTGCTCGCCTGCAACGAACATAGCTTCAGCAACAATGCTTGGAAGTAAGTCGTTTAGAGTTGTGGTTGTAGATGGACCTGCCATGATAATATTCCTTTATTTTATCTAATTCCCGCTGTCTTACGATATTCTGCGTAGATCTTGCGGTGTTCAGGATTTTTAAAATCCAATGAACTTAAATCAATTTTGCTGATCTTGGCCTCTTGACCCTGACCAGGTCTTGCGCCTGAACCTGCTGGATTAGCGGCTACAAAGAATGAGTTTTCTTTTAAGAACTCATCAACCAAATCTCCAATGCCTAAAGGCTGTGCCTTATTAGCATCGTAACGAACCTGGCCATTAGAATCAATTACTTCTACGCTACCATCAGCACCTAACTTCAAGTTGTTGCGTAATAGTGCGGCTACTTTGTCTGGAGCAACTGCCTTGCGAGCTGATGCTTCAGCAATTAGTGCCCCATCAATCTTAATTGTTTCTAATTCTCGTGTAAGCGCAGAAATCCTCTGTTCTGACGCTGACTTAACTTGTGATAATACTTTATCAAACTCTTGACGCTTTAGAGCTTGTTCAGTTTCCTGTTGCTCTCTAATGCTCTTAAGTTGCTGGTATTCATTTACATCAATACCTTGATATTTCTTTTCAACTTGGCTAAGTCTTTTAGTAACAATAGCGTTCACTTCTTCTTGAGTGAATACTTTAGTGTCACTAGGCTGGGTTGTGTTTTGGTTAGCAGTTGATGCTGATTGCCCATCAATCGTTGCGTCTGCTGTTGTACCCACATTATCGCTCATGGTGTCGTTTTTCCTATTTTTTGTGAGGTAGTCCTCAGTGTGTTTATTTAGTCTTTAAAAGAGCCAGCTTATGCGGTGCCCTCTATGGCATGACGCAATTCATCAATATCGCTTGCTTCCACTTCTGGGTGCATTGCTAAGATTTCTGCGTCTGTGTATCCTTCACGAATCATTTGTTCTACATGCGGCAAGTATTGTTCTGGTTCTTCACCAGCACTTGGATGTGTTTCACCAGGAGTCATAGCACCACGGCCTGGACCATCTGGATCTTGAGTAACTACAATACTTTGTTGGATTGCTTCAATAGTTTCATCATCCTCTAAGGTGATTTCAACAATGGCTTTCTTCGCTTCTGCTTGGTATAATGGATTGTCTACCAAACTTAAACCTTGCGCTAACTGTGCTAGGTCACGCTGTTTATCGCGTACTGAGAACGAAGTTTCATAACAGACTTCAAAGTCTTCACTAGGTTCAATGCCCTGCCATGCAAAGAATAGGTCCCAAATCTTGTATTCTATCTTTTCTAGTGTTGCGGCTTTGTCAGCAAGACGGGCGTTGAGCACTAGAAAGTCTGCTTCAGTTGCAACACCACTTTGTGTTTTCTCACCACGAACTGCTGTTAGGTGTGTCATGCGGTCAATGGCCATTTTATGATATTCAATTGCGTCAAGAATACTGCTTACGGTAGCACCACTTGGTTGTAACAAATATGGTTTCAAGTCACCTGGCAAGTTTTCTGGCATATTGATAATGGCGCCACTTCCGCCTGCGGCTTGTGTGTCCGCTGTCTTAACTAGGCTAGGCGAACTTGAAATGCGAATATTCTGCTCTAGTTCACTTGTCAAGTTATAAATGGCTCTTTGATGATCAGCGGCATCAGCAATATCGCTTTGACCTAAACCATTTTCTGTTTTACGACCATTGTAAGCGCAGAACACAGGCACTTTGCCTAATGGATTAATGTATTCAATTTGCTTTAGGATCTTTGAGTATTCAATTACGGAGATGTTGTCAATATTGTTGACATTAATGTCGCCCACTGTACGACTACCACTCAACATTCTGCGTTCTACATGATATTCATACACCACAGTTGGTGTCCAAACACGGATAACATCATGGCTGTCATAACTGGCTTCACGGATCTTGACATAAACAAGTTCTGCTTTGCCATTGATGGCTCGTTCATAGTGCCAATCCAACACTTGCATTGGTGAATACAAGCTGATATAAGGACGAATGCCCAGTGCTTGTTCTTCAGCAAGTGTTTGAGCTTGGTAAGCAGGGCGATCCACACAGATCCAAGCACTACCATACACACTCAACATGTCACTTACAGAGCGTTGAAAGTCATTTAAATCTGTGCCATCTAAATCACAGTCCTCAATAAACTCTTCAGCACCATAAAACTCACCAGCAAGTCCAAGACTGCGTGTTGGTTCTGTTTTAAACACATATGAACGATAAACATTCACAACGGTTTGAACATGATTGTCCAGTGCTGTAGCAACAAGTCGTTGTACATATTGATTGCCACCTGGGGCTGAATCTTCATTGAGATACTTTCTCAAGTATCCTGCATCACGATAAACACCACCACCTACATAACTGCGATTAAGGTAGTCCCAGGTCTTGACCTGTTGTCCATAAACGGCATGTGTTTGTTTCAATTGATCTATTGTTAACATCTAGTTTTCCTTTAATATCTGCCCCAAACTGTAGGTTGGTTGCTAGTATCTACATCCCTCTTGATTGGCCAGAACCAATTTACCAAATAACCAAAAGCGTCACCATGATGGTCAACGCCTGTATTCTTGTCTGGCAAGCGTGTTCCCTCTTTATAGGTTTGGCTGTTCAATGTTTTAATAAGGTTTTTACAACTCTTACTTATGGTAATATTGCGCTGGCCTGAGCTGTTGCATAGTCTACTATTAACAGCGGCAATACGATCTAGTACTGCTGGGTTTGTTCTGTTTACTCTCACAGTAAATCCTGCGTTGGCAAGAATTGCGTGATCTGTTGTGTTACTACTTGTGCGTCTTTGTTGTCCTGATGCGTCTGGAAATATCTCAATTCTACGATTAGGATATCTGCGTTTAAGTTCTTCACAAAAGTCATAAGTGTTGGCACCTGTGATGGCCATTTCATCTATGATGTGCAAGTGTTCTCCACGACGCACACCAATAACAGCCGCAAGTGGATCAATGTTAAAGTCTAGTCCTACTAATAAGGTATCGCGGTCTTGTAGTGTTTCTGCTGGACCAATATTACCATCACCAAACGCATAATAGATCAAGCCCGCATATTGCTCAAAAGTAGCACAATACTCTTGATTGAATGTGCGTTCATCTAAGTCTCTACGGGCGGCTTCAATTTCTTCAGGGGGTACATTACCCCCTTCAAGTGTAGTGTATTGATATGAAGCCCAATTATCTGGATCTATCTTGGCCATGTCATACATGTCTTTGAGCCAATTCATACCTTTAGGTGTGCCAAGAAATAAACATTTGCCACCTGTGTCACTCAGCGTAGGACGAATTACTTCCAGAAACACACTTGGATCCATGTCAGCGGCTTCATCCAGCACAACCATATTCAAACCCACACCACGCAAGCTATCTGGGTTGTCTGCTGAACGCAAACATATTTCACTACCATTTTTTAACAACAAACTCAAATCACTTTCATTAACCTTCTCAACCCAGTTTAGTGATAGTAATTTCTTTTTCAACTTCTTCCACATAATCTGTTTACACATACGATATGTAGGGGCAACATACCAAACCAGTTGATCTGGATGACGAGCAACTTTGGCCATGGCATGCATTGCCAAGAATGTTTTTCCAAATCTACGCCCACAGACTGCTGAGATGAACCTGTGTGGATCATTGGCTATGGTTTGTTG